GAATACGGCATTCTTAACCGACACTGCAATCCACCTCCCCTGGTATAGTGCTTTCGAGCAAACGTATTGGTCGATGAAGAACCCAGGCTGCGCAACTCCCGCATTGTAAAACTCGCGCGGAAGCATAAACCCTTGATTATTAGCTTCAACGATAGACATTGATGTTGCAGGAAGGACGGCCAGAGAGTTAAGCGCCAGCCCATTTGTTCCAGTTCCCCATTTCCTATACTCGGCAGGACGCCAACGCATAACACTGCCGTCCTGTGTCAGATACCCTCCGTAGCCATCCGACAATGGGTCCGACACGCCTGACATCGGGACAAAGCCTTCTGGCAGCCGAAACGGACACGGGCCGACGCCATACCCATAGTTACCGGCCAACCCTGCTTTTGGGGAAAGCTGTACATATGCACCAAGCGCAGCAAGCTCCGCTGCGAGATCGGCGCCTGTCTGCCCACCATCAGTAGTAGTTCCGATAATATTTCTAGCATTATCAATGACTGCTACTTTTCTAATCCCTCCACCATTGTCATACACATTTACATAAGCCATAGTTCCTAACCCCTAATTCTTTGCTACAGATGTAAAAGAGCCCACTATTCAGGAAAGACTGGGAGTTAGTCTGTTGAATAGTGGGCGAAAACTTCAGTATTGCTTAGCCAGCAGCGCCAGCTGTAAGACCTTCGATGATCACGCAGCCCCAAGGATTACGAATCTCAGCTGCAAATTCGGAAGTAAGGCTACCACCAACACCATCAGTTCCATTCTCTACAGCCTTACCACCCGTACCATACTCTTCAGTCTTGGCATTACGACCTGCCATGTAAGCCAACTTGATGGAAGGAATGTCAAGAATGATAAGGCGACCACCATCTGGATTATAGCCGTTCAGGAGACTATGCTCAAGCAAACGCAAGGTGCCTTTGTAGAGCTTGAAGTTCTGATAGTCCATACCGAACGTAGTGCTATCAGGCGTCAAGTTAACCTGACCATTCAGCTTAGCGATCTGATTCATAACGAGCATTGCCTTTTCATCACCGAAGGCATAACGCATACGAGGATTACTCAGGTCCGTAGAATACTTGAAGGCTTTAGCTGCGTAACTCGTAAGCTCCGTCAAGTTGGTAGTGGCGTTCGCTGTCACATAGTTTGCGTTACCAGTATATTGACGAACCGCATCAATGATACCTTGGGTAGTATGGATAGGCTGCGCGCCGGTAGTATCCATCTTAGCCTGGCCCCAGATAAGTGCAGTCTCTTGGTCCAGGGTATGCATGAAGCCACAATCCCGACGGTTCTCAGCTACGTTCTCAAAGCCACTTTCCATCATAGAGGCACGAGCAGTATCTGTCAGTGCCCAAGCATTACGGAAGATTTGAGTGAAGTTAGGAACATAGACAGTCGGGAACTGACGAGCGCCTGGACGATTACTGTTTTCAGCAGCAGCAGTGCCAATGCGAATAATACGCTGACCAGAAGTACCTGCACTATCAGCAACTCGACCAAAGGCTTTAGTGACTGTAAGCGTATTACCAGCAACTGCGGTAATACGCATGTTCTCCCGGGATGTTACGTTATGAATCAAGTCACCTGCGGCGAGGCCAGAAGCGTCGGCAACAACAATAGTAGCCGCTCCAATAGAGTAGTTGGCGTTAACAGTGGTAACCGTGAATTCCGCAGTCTTACTGAAGTAGCCATGAGTAGAGGATTTAGCAGTTGTAGTACCCATCATAGAACTCATACCCAGGATAGGGCTAGCTCCATTCGGGAATAGACGCATAAGCGTAGAAGCAAGACTCTTGGCAGCAAGTTCTGCGGGGAGGCCAGTACGAGGTTGGGTGTTAAAAACGCCATTCATTAGTGCCATTATTTAAAACTCCTATTGCGTGAGGAAGGCTTCCCAGTCATCTACTTGGCCAGCTTGCTTGTTTTGCTGTTCCTGAGACTGCTGGGGAGTGATAGCAGCATGAATATCATTGAAATAATTCATGGCCTGCTGGACAATTTCTGAGGGGTTAGCATCAGGAGAACTCTTAGCGAATTCCCGTGCAATACGAGCTACCTCTTGTTTCACCAAGGGATTTTTAAGGTTAGCCTGACTTGACACTGCCTGATCTAGAAGGGAGGTTTTAACACTGCTTTGCACTGCGGTTTTATCGTATTCGCCTCTACGACCCATGTAAGTATCGGTAAGCTTCGTACCATGGTCTAGGGCTGCTGCGTAAGCGTTTCTAGTCGTATGCTGCATTAGTTCCATCAGAGCTTTTACATCTCCACCGGAAGCTTTCTCCATCAGATCTTGAGGAACCCCTTTCATGAAGTCCATCTGGCTGGAGACTTTACTGAGGGTTTCACTATCCAGGTTAAAAGCTGGAGGACCCTCAGTTGTAACTTTAGCTGCATCCTCGAACATCTTAGAATAGACAGCCATGGGATCTGGAATCTCTACCTGCTTCGCAGATTCCGGGGCTTGTTGTTGCTGCGTAACTTGTTGCTGCTGGATTGGTTGCTGCTGCTGAATTGGCTGCTGTTCTGATGCGCTTTTGCCCATAATGGCTGACATGAAGCTCATGACTCTACTCCGATATTTAGAAGGGTTGTAATTACTGATAGCCTACCAGATACTACTGAGTGTTGTTGCACCAGTTTCTCTGCACTGCAATTTAGGGTAGAAACTCCTATAAGCTCCTTCCCACTTTCTGCCCCCATGATTCGGAGGTATTTCCTTACTGCTGCATTATGAGCAAAAACTTCAAAACACAGTTGCTGCTCGGAGTCTGAGAGAACTTCCTCAGGATATACTAAGTCAAGTAGCTGCATTTTAAGCTCCCCTATTTGCTAGTTCTTGCTGTCTTAGCTGGATAGCCTGTTGGCGTAAAGCTAAGGTTTGCTCTTTTTGAGCATTCTCGGTGTTTTGCTGAACTGGATCACCGGAAGGACTAAGCTGCCCTTGTCCTGGAGGAGGAAGAGCCTGTTGCATTACCTGAGGGTTATATTCGTCAAGTCCTCTAATACCTCCAAGCTGTGCAAGGTGTGCTACCATATTTGGAAGACCTGCACCGTAAGCTTGCTGGAGAATAGGAGCCTGCATAATCAGCTGCATCAGTTGCGTAATCATCTCCGTGGAAGCTAGCTTGCTCTTAGGAGTGTAGCCATCTGCAATGCGGAACTTAAGGACCTTCTTCCTTAGCTGAGCGATGATTACTGTAAGTTCCTCGCCAGATTTCTGGGAAGTGACGATTGCATCTTCCCCATACTGATAGATGTTGAATTTAAGCATCTCCTTCAGGGGGACAAAGAACTGATATTCCAGAGTGAGAGCCGGAAGTCTGAGACGATTGTCTGAGCCCCCCATTGTATCATTCCATTCTTTGACTGACTTGTTACCCTTCTGGAATTGCCCTTGCTGAGGACTATTCAAGCCTGAGAGCTGTTTACCAAAGTCTACAATTTGCATCCCGTAGGCCATTGCATTCTCAGTTCCACGAGAATCAAATGGGATAGCTTTGTAAGCACTGTCCAGACCTTGACCATCCAAGGAATTAACCCTGACTGGAATCTTGGCTGCAGGGACAGGAGCGTTGATATCCCTGGGATTGATCTTGCTAGAATCAAAGAGCGCTCGGTCTGAGACTGCCCTTCTAGCCGCATTGAAGGAGATATTAAACATAGTCTTAGCAGCTTGCTGAATCGGAATCGAACTTTCTGCTACTGACTGCGTTTGTTCCCCTAGACCATCTTCTTGAGGCTGGCCGAAAAGAATCGGAAGATAGTCATAAGCAGAGGTCATTCGTTCTGCCAGGACTAGTGTCTCTCCGTTGACTATTACAATCTTGATAATCTGAGGAGTGTTAGGCTTAGGACCAGGCATTCCCAAATCACCCGGGGAGACTCTAACGTAAAGAGTTACCTTCTCGTAGTTCCCTACCAAACCCCTAGGAGTATCTTCTGACTTAACACCTAGGAAAGCATTCCAGTCTACGGAACTGGTGGGCTTACGAGCTGCTACATATTCGGAAACTTGGGGATGAATTCTCCAATTCGGGGCATCAGAGGTAATGTAACCCTCCAGAGCCTTGGTGACATTCATTGCACCACCACTAAGAGAGATCTTATTCAGGTACTTCTTCATCTTAGGCTTGGAGAGAATCTCGATGTAGCCTGCATAATCCCCTTCTTTAGAGCATTCACCAGGAAGGGTATTTCTATCCCGAATAGTATTATAAGGGTCAAGACGTTTAAGCTTGGTGAAATGGACAGCTTTCCTCTGAAGAGAAACTTGATCCTCCGTTAGTAGATCATCCATCACCTGGTACTGATCTACTGAGGTCCAATCTGCCTCCACTGCTCCAATATTATACTTGATACAATCCCGAAAGAATATAAGTAACTCACGAGGATAACCGCCGAGAGTACTATGGTCATCAAGCAGAGCTTCCAGTGCCTCTGCATCTCCACGATTAGATGGACTAGACACCACTGGAAAGATGGGATAGCCGGACAGGAAGACTTCCGCCAGATACGCCACCATTGAATCCACTTGGGAAACCACAACAGGAGGAGTGGTAGAAGGAGCATTGAACACACCAACAGGAGTAGTGGCCGCATCTATTCCTTCGCCATTAACTACCCCATTATTGGGATCTTTATTGGTAACGTAGCGGGCGTAGGCTACGTCAATTGCCTCCATCTTACTCCACATCTCAGTCTGAGAACGATGCTCAGAAAGGATGAATTTGGCAAGCTCGAGGATATTCTTCTGTACTTCAGGTTTTAATTGCTGTGCCATTTGAAACCCTAGAAAGGAGTGTTGTCTGCGACTACCCTGCATTCACCGTCAATGGTTAGCCCATGGTCTAGGAGACGAATGCGATCCCAATACTGATTCCTTACATCGAGGCTATAAGCACAAGCATCTAGTAAGTCATCTCGGTTGGTTTTTACACCCATCTTATAGGTTGAGGCTTGCCAGGTAAAGTCTCTTCTTGTTTCAATATCGTGGATGTAGCAGTTCTTCTTATAGAGTTCTGCTATGTAAAGCTTGATTCGATATTCTTTAGCTCGGTTGGCAGGGCTGAGTTCTACAACTGCAAGATCTGTGATACCTAACTTTGTGATATATTTAAGAACCCAGAACTGGAGAGTCTGCTGGTATCCAGTTCCTTCAATCCCTACAAGGGAGCATCTCCATTTAACCGCTAAGGCTAGGGTGCGAAGGATAATCTGCTCAGGATCGGTAAGGGTTGGATCCTTGTGGGAAGATGCTCTATCTACAACTGCTGACATTTCCCCAAACTTCAGGTGAACAATGATTTCGTTAGCGTCACTATTCTTTCTGAAACCTGCGGGGTCAACTGTTATGAAAGCCCCATCAGCCTGCTCTAATTCAAACTCTTCGATCGGAGAGTCAGGAAGAGGATTGGGAAAGATACTTTGAGCCGAGTTCGTCGGGTCATTCATTACCTCTGCAAACCAGACATGACTCATTCCCAAGGACTCATCATGATAGTAGCTTTCCATGAGAGTTTCTAGGGAATGTAGCTCAGGCCAGAGAGGCTTACCATCCTGAAGAATTGCTCCAGTAATCATAGAATGCCAGGAGTCTGACTTCTTTAACTGGGCTAGGATACAAGCCCCTCCATACATGTTACCTACGTAGAGAATTAGAGGGTTGCCATGAGGGGTAATACTTTTGAAGATAGAACCTGTGAGAGTCTTGAGGAGAGTATAGCTTTCCGTTTCGGATTCACTATTGGCAAGAGTTTGAGCATCATCACAGAATATCAAATCCGGCCGTTGGAAGTGCAGGTTAATACCACGAACTCCACCAGACCAACCTCTTGCAACTAGGGAAACCGAATCTCCATGATACTGATTCTTCTTGGTGTCAGCAGAATCAATTGAGAGTCCCTGTTCCCAATCCCCGTATACCGAGACAATTCCAGGGCTGCCCATAATGTAATGGATATCAGCCAGGAGAAGTTCGGCAAGTTTAGCATCTGCACAGATAATTAGGATGAACTTAGCCTTGTCGTAACACAGAAACCAGCAGATCAAGACTTTGATAAAAGTGGTCTTGGCATGTCCACGAGGAAGTCCCAGTGCAAAGCGGAATACACTCTGGACTGAGACATCTCTTTGAGTTATAAGCTGGAAACAGGCAATGTAGAAAAGTGGAAGAGCGTAAATGCAGACAGAGGGGATACAAAGGGAAGCGAAAAAGTTGATATCTACTTTGCAACGTTCGTAAATGTCCGAGATATTTGCATTGATAATCTCAAGCTGCTGAGCCTTCTCAGGGGAATCTTCTGCTTCTTTTACGATGTCTGTCATTTCTCTTTTCCCTTTTTCCAATCGTCTGTGACCCTCTACTGAGTTAGCCAATCTAGATCGAAGCCCATTGGAGGGTTGATAGTGCTTCTTACAAAGGCATCTATTTCCTTCGTCATGGATTCCGGAATCGGCCTGTTTTCAGCCCCTAGGGCTTCAATAACATTCCCAGTTCTAGTATCCATTCTAATCGTAGCAACCGGAAGTCCTTCTGGTCTGTAAGAAAAGATTCTCTCATTCCCACTTTGCAGTCTTTTCCAATACTGATCTCCGGAATCCTCTGCGAAGCCCTTGGTAATCTGCTCTCCTGTGATAGGGTGCCACTTAGGAATGAACTTGCCAGTCTGGGGATGAGCACCACCAGCTCCTACACAGTTATTCATGAACTCAGTTTCTGCACCTAGGTCTTGCTGAGTCTTGAGTTCTACGAAACCTTTAGGAAGGCCCTGCTCTTTGTTGAGCTGGGCAGAACGGGAGATTGTGAAGTCTTTGATGACTGAAGCCTCCTTGAGCTGCGCGGCTTCAATTTTCTTACCAATGGAAACCAGCTGCTCAAGAGACTTCCTGGAGAGTTGATCTGGAGTGAACTTGGAGGTTTCTAGGACTTGGGAGAGGTTTCTGGCTCCAGTTAGTATGTCTGAAGCTGCTACATAAGAATCTGAGACTCTTACTAGGGGCTCTTTGCTTTTAAGGGCGTCTCGTACAGCATACATATCTGCGGAGCTTATGTGATCCTGGGTAAGTGGATTAGGGTACTTACTATTCATCCTAAAGGAGTTAATAGTAGCTCGTAATCCTGCTTGGTCAAGTTCTTTAGGGTCAAGTAATGCTAAGTATCCCTCTTTCGATCGGCTCAGAGATCCCCTCACATGCCCTAGAAAGGAATCCAAAGGGAAGTCAGGGGCACCATATTTCTGCAGGGCTTTATTGCTGATCTTACCGTGTATACTTTCGGCTAATGTAGGTTCCGTAGACTGGAATGCTACTTCCCAACCTCTAGGAATCCTAGCAGCAATAAGAGCTGGTGGAGGATTAAGGTCCTTTGCTATGCGATCTAGCTGTGAAGGAAGAAGCTTAGAACCCACTGGCCTAAAAGCTCCTACCATTCCGTTCCCTGCAAGTCCCTCTACCCAGGCCATTGGATCTTCTCTACTTTTATCCACGAAGTTAGAAGCATCTTCCAGGGCATTGAAGGCTTGCTTCTCTACGTGGCCTACGGGGTCCGTAACAAGATCTGTAACTTGTTTCTTGAGAACCCTAGTCCGGGAGTCTAGCCATGCGGTAACGGCGGGCAGAAGTTCCATGCTTTTTTCTCTCCTTCTCGTACTTTTCTCTAATCTCTATATTTCGGATAGTCAGTTTAATAAGCCTCCATCCTGCAAGAATTACGAAGAGGAGAATAAAGATGTAGAAATATTCCACTTAAAACTCCCTTAATAGAGAAGGAGAGGGGAAAACTAGTAGGACTCTTAACCGAGCTGGGAATCTATATGCACCAAGATTTTCTTGGAGACTTATTTCCCCAGCTCAGGAGCTAAGGGTTAG